GTATATATTATATCATGTTTATGACAAATGTACATACCTTATTTAAAAATATCTACAATAATGTTTTTCATTTTATTGTCATCAATCTTTAAGAAAGACTGAAACTTAGATATCTTCTTAAACAAATCAGGCCACAATATGGTATCTGTGATCTGTTCGTTCGCCTTACTAATAAACCCAGTCAAGCGATTTATTATACACAATGTCTCGAGAGACACCGTACCTTCAAGATGAAGCTGGACAATTCTTGGATATGTATCTTCTATAGCCAAGAGTTCATCAAACTTTACATCTGAAATTTCTTCTAATTCATTTCGAAACACATAAGACATACTATCTATCTTCTTCAAGAATGCTGTATATGTATCTTCGTCACGTATCATATCACTACTATACTTATTGCCAGCAACTTGATGTGCGGCAAAGTACAAAGTAATATCATCACGAGTTTTAAAACGTTTACCTATCTTAGATAATTGGAATTTATCAGGCCTCTTCCAGTATGTTTTCTCAGTTACATTTGTTTTAAAATTATACTTAAAACAATCGTAACTTCCGTTGAAATGCAGATTAACTGCGTTGTGTAATTGAAATGCTTCATATCCTGTCATCCTCATATAGGCAACATATGTGTAGGGTTGCCACCGATTAATAGGTTAAGCTGCTTTGCTTCATGCTCCACGTGCTCTATAATCTTCTTTGAGATAAGTTTCTTACTGTCCCTAAGATCGATTTCGTTGCTCTCACACACGTTTATAATAGCATCTATATAGTTTGTATCTTTATGAGTACGAACAAATGTTTCAACTAAACCTGAAAATGATTTTTTGTTTATGTCATCCATTATTTTTGTACTCCGTCTGCGTCATACGCGGGTGATAAAGTTTTCCAATGCATTGTCTTCTCTTCATTCTCACCATAGAAATCTAGAGACCATACACCTTCACGTAGGTATGTTTCACAATGGTTCTTATAGATCCTTGCTGATTCATACTTGGCTTGAGCACCTCTCTCATTACGATGAATTGCTTGACGTAATGCAGATAGTTTCTCCTTAGTGGCTTTAATATATAGCTTCACGTTAACCATTGATAGACCATGATCTTCTTCTAACGCTAGTACATTAGGTGCAATGTTCTTATATGTCGTGGGCTTTTTAGCTGCTCTAGCCTTCGCTAAGTTAGCTGCAGCGGCCGCACGTTGCTCATCACTCATCTTACGTCTTGCCATAATATATTCCTATTATTTAAATTGATACATCTATTATAACATAGTATTGTATCAATGTACATACTAACCTTTATATATTTTTAGTATTTGTCCTTCAAATGCTTCAACCTTATCTACTCGATTAGGCCATTTAATATATTCTTTCTCAGGGTTAGCCTTAAGATTATTTAGTAGTGGCGTGATTGCGTTATATAATTTGTCAAGCTTGTCTTGTGTGTTAGTTGCACTTGCTGTTGATGTTGCAACTTCTTTTGCAACGTCTAGCTCTGCTTCATCTACAAGTGTAAAGCCGAAATCGAATTCTGCCATGTTATCCCTCTGTTAATAGTTTGATACCAAGTGCCCAGTTCTCTGCCGCATCTTCCACATAGCCTAAAGCTTTGTATGGAAAATCTTCTTGCATAAGTCTAACGCCATTAGGATCTTTATACGTAATTGAAAAGAACGATCGCTCACCATCCATTCCTGTTACTATTTGATATACCTTAGCTACACTACCATCGTCCTTGTAGTACTCGCTCATTAATTTTGTATTGTTCATAGTCTCTCCAATAAAATAAGTTGGGGGCCCAGAAGACCCCCTGAAGTTTAGAAAGCTAAAGTTGCTTTCAGAGTAGTTACACCATCAGCGCTTCCTACTTGTTCCCATTCACCAGTCCAAATACCACGTGTCAAACTAAATCCTTTAGTTGTAACACCAGCACCCGTCTTACCCATAGTGCCTTTAACAGTACCTAAACCAACTAATGCTTTTGATACAGAACCTTCATTCTCTGAAGTTCCATCTGCATTTGAATCATGATTAGCGCTAAGCGTTAATCCAGCAACAGTAGTACTTACTGTTACGTCAATATTATTACCTGCAGTTACTTTGTTATATACAACTGTAGTGGATAAACCACCTGCAGCGAAAGTACCTGTTGTCTCACGTGTTGATGATGTAACATCAGTCATAGCAACTGCAATACCACCAATTGTTCCACTTGCATCAATCGTTGTGTTACCACCAGAGATCTGATTAAGACCTAATGTGATTGCACCCGCTTTCATTGTTACACCTAGAACAGTTGAATCTGGATCATCACCAGACTTATCACCTAACGTAAATGTTAGAGGACCTGTTGTAGTTTCAACATACATATCATCTACCGCAAAGTCTTTATCAAGAACAACTGTGATAGCTGAATTTCCTGATGTTCCCTTCATAGTAGTATGTATGTCTTGAGTATAAGCACCGTGTGAATCTAGTGTTCCCTCATATAACCCTGATAAGCTAATACCTGCAAACGTAGTTGCGGATACTGCCATTGCCGCCGTCGCGACTAGTAGTTTTTTAAACATATTTTTCCTTTTATTATTTTTATAAAAATATATCTTTTTTTAAGTAGTGATACTAAAAACTACTGAGAACTATTTATATATTTTTTATATAACATTTCCTCTTTTTCGTAAGCTTCATTTTCATCAAGCTCACGGTTTTCGTGTAATTGTTGAACGTGTACCATCTCATGGCATACGGTTATGATAGATTCTTTAAATCCCAAATGTGTGTCAATTTCAATATCGTATTCATCATCTTCAGCTGAGTCTGTTGTCCAGCCTTTAACATTGTCTTCGCTTAGATCTTCTGTTTCTAATGATACAAGAATTTCATCAGGAATGTTTAATTCCTTTTTACAAAATATTACAACATCTTCTAATAATGCCATACAGCACCTCCATCTTTATTTCCGACTCATACCACACGGCGGATCTAAGACTTCCTTTAACTCTTTAACGATAGCTTTACATTCCTGAGCACCAGTACTTATGTCATACCTTTGATACCATTGCCCCATCATTCCAATCTGCTGTAGCTTTGCTTCCAGCAGTTCTAACCGTTCTGTCGTTGACATGAAAGATCCTATAGTGATATAGGCTTATTTATACAAATATTTAACTGTAAAACCGGTCATACTGCACCGCTAAAGATTCATAATTCATATATGAATCACCATATCCAGATAGATAATCTTTATGATATTTCTCTATAGCAGCATTACCTTTACAAGATTCAGGCAACACTTGAGGATTTTCACCAGAAGTATTAGCTACCCAACCCGCAACATAGAACCTGTTCTTAGATCTTAAATGCGCAATTTCTTCCTTTGTACCTGCTTCAACTATGTTACTCATAATATAATTATCCTTATTTTTTAGTAAAAATCTTGTCGACGAAAACTCCACAACCTACCGAAACTACCACAGCAATATACGGGTTAGTGGTAAATACAGCCACTCCAACAAAACCAATTAAACCACCGGCTGTAAACCTCAATAGAGGATATGCAAATCCGATGTAACCTTTATTCTTTCTCATCACACTTCACCTGTAATAATTTCGTAAACATCTTTCCAAGTTTTAGCACGATCACAGTCATAGGTATTGTTTTTATTCCAAGAGTGATCAATAAGAATTCCTCTTAGACCTACCTTGTTACCCATCTCAATGTTCGCTGCTTTATCTTCTAACCACCAACAGTCAGTATTTTCCCACTCTTTCAGAGCGTCGTCTTTGTCCTGGCCAGTATTTAGAATAGTAAAACCATCCCACATAGTAGTACCGAAAACGTTTCTTAAGTTCTCTTTACGATACTCTTGAGCAAGTCTACAGTTAGTCTGTGAAGTAATAACATGGAAAATGTATCCATGCTCTTCATGCAACTTACGAACATACTTAATAGCATCACGTAAAGGAGATAAAGTTTTCATCTCTTCAGACCTGTTAAACTTGTTAACAAACCTTGAACCAGTTTGTTGTGCAACGCCAATAGCTTTTGCTACATTGTAATGATCGCTAAGACGCTCATAACCTTCAGTTGCTTTTAGCCACTTATAGAAATGGTATTCCCAATCTAATAGTACACCATCACAATCTGTTAAGATTAATTTTTCACTTAAATCACGTAGCATAGACACTCCTTCGTGCAACAACCTCATCATAACGATCCATGGTATCCCATGCTTCTTTTGGTAACTCAGCATATGTACAACCAAAGCCTTTTTCTAAATCAGGCAATTTCATTGTATCAGGATCTAAGAAAGGATGAAAGCCTGTGGCATCAAGCCATAGTTGACAAGAGCGAAGACGAATGCCTTCTAAGTTATCAGTAGTTTTGCGTTTGCTTTTCTTTATCCAATTCATAGTAGTATACCACTCCATACATAAACATTAATAATTATTAGGGCCGTTACGATAATATTCTTTACTGTCATTACGACTCCTCCTTCTTTTTAGTGGGGCCCATAACTGGACGCCCCTTGAAATAACCATTGCTCTGCTTTTCTAGAGTCTTAGCTGTATCCTCAGGTGGAATAACTTTGATTACTCCGCCTGCATCTAAAAAATCTTGAATCTCTTTCGAGTATTTGTGTCCTGCCATAACTTAAATTGCCTCCATACGTGTCATTGGAACATTCCATTTGCCATCAGTAGCAGTACTAACTACTGCCTTAGTTCGGTTTAACTTAGAGATAATACCGATAAATTTACCGAACTTTACTTTTTGTCCAACACTAAATTCACTCTTAGCTTTCATATTTAATAGAGAGCGACAGTTTTTAAAGTGTTGCACTAGTTCAGTTAATTGAGCTTGATCTAAATCAAACATTAACTTTTTAACTTCATTCATTGCTTTTGCATTTTTCATAATTTATTACTTCCTTATTCATTAGTATATAGATATTATATCATAGTTGAGGGTTTCTGTACACAACTATTTTAGTCTTTCTTATACCAATTTATTATAAGCTTATTCCTTTTTTATTTGGTATAGGTATATTATATCATAGTTTGCGATGCTTATGTGGAAAGTTTTCACAGAAATAGTGTGTCTATTATTAGTAATCCTGTATAGCTTTAACGAGTTGCTTATCCCAGTTATCACGATGTTCAATAAACACTTGAGGTTCAGCATTGTCTACTGAGATAATTGTTACTAATTGTGTAATTGGTTGACCTGTTCTCTCTTCCCATGCAATAGCGTAAAAGCATTCTTGCATAAAGTACTGTTCAATCCAACTTTTCTTCTTTGTCTTCTTCGATGTCTTGTAATCGATTATACTTAGTTTACCATCGAACTCTGCCACACAGTCTACTCGACCTGCAACCTTTAAGTGATCTGAGTACAACGGTAATTCTTGTCCATATACTGTACCTATTCTGGTATCAAGTATATCTTTAATTCTATTAAAGTCATGCAAGATATTAGGCATTGCACCTTTTGCATAATCAGGGTCATTGTTTACATACTTCTCACACATTGCATGAACCGCGGTGCCACGTCCTGCCGCCTGTCTTGATATCTTATTAGCTTCTTCATGTCCAACACGATCTCGCCAAGCCATAATAGCTGCTTTGCTAAGCTTACCAAGTACTGTTGTTATTGAAGGATAACTACCTTTAGGGGTGGCATACTTTCTACCACTCTCTTCTGTGACTGCAACTAGATCATTATAACCTAGATCAATCGGTTCATGAAAAAACATCAGTTGATTCCTTTATTCATTCTAGAGAAATGACCAGCTGTTTTATGAATGTCTTTCATGCGATCTTTAAAGGCATCACTTGTTTTTGAATGCACATCACCGTGACTTGATATTGTTGTGGGTGCACCAATCATCTGTGTGCAATTATTGTCTATATAATATTGTTCAAGGTTTTTGTGAGACATTGTGTCATCCCACTCCATTCCATTTTCTTTATTTCGAAATGTGTATGTTGGCATCTTCTTTCTCCCTTTTAATTATACTCTGCCACCAACGCACTAACCACATTACTTTATGTGGATAATGATTGGGGTCTGGTAATTCATTTTTAAAATATTCCATGAACTCTTTCAATTCTTCATCAGACTCAAAGTGTCTCAAAACTCTGAGGCACTATCGATAAGCATTTTCATCCTATGATTCACTAGATAAGTAAGTATATTAGAACGATGAGGATATTGATAATTCTCATATTGAGAAACCGCTGAATTGTAA